TAGCACTTTTTTGAGCTAATCAAATTTTTAAAGCACAAATGTGTGCTCTATTAACATTATTTATTGCTTTAAATGATTAGATTTTTATAAAGAATTGATTATAAATATATTATATAATTTTATAATAGCACAATAATGAGTTATGCAAAGTAAAGAAAGAAAAGAAATCAACCCTGCTTATCTAAATGAAGCATACAACTATCTTCGCAGGAGAGGAGTTGTACTTACCCAAAAAGAATTAGCCGAAGCTTTAGGGAAGGGAAGAACATCTGTAAGCAAGGCTTTGAATGGAAATAAAAGCTACTTAAACGAGTCGTTTTTGAACTGGTTTAACGCCAAATTCGGAAACATCTTCAACCCGGACTACCTCCTTAACGGAATAGGCAGCCTTTTATGTTGCAATCCTGATGACGATGACGAGGAAATCTTTAATCCTGAAAAAGCAACGATGCAGGCTGATGTCGTTAACGACAACGAAAGCAGCAAAGAAAAGGAGATTGAGCACTTGAAAGAACTGCTAAGGGCTAAGGACGAGCTTATAGCAAGCAAGGACAACCAGATAAGGCTGCTGGAGATGCTTGTAGGGAGAGGGAATGATAAAAAAGTTTAAACTATTGCGAGGATGTGAACCATCTTGCAAGGCTACCTGTTTTATATCGAAAAAAACGTGTATGATACTGGACAAGCTGGACAGGAGGAGACTCGTCAGGATGCGGAAGATAGCGAAGGTGTCGGTAGGGGTTTTGCCCGTTGTCGTCGCCTTGCTGATGTGCGCCCATTGCGCCACGCTCCTAGCAGGCAGGCACTGGGCATTGGCAAGCCTCCTCTGCAAGCACGGCGTGCTCTTTTTTATCCTGATGATGGTGCTGTCATACAGCTACGACTTCTGCGCCCTGCACCGCATGTTCTGCATCTACGACTTTTTGGTCAGCCTCTGCATCTGGTGGCAATTGGAGGTGGGGTTCGGTCCCCTCCTGCCAGCCGCAAGGATAATCATGCTCATGTTCGGGGCTATCCTCTTTGCGGAGTTGTATGAGCAAGGGGTAAAAAAGTTCCTCGGCTGTTGACCCTCGTCCCGGTATCAAAAAAGGTAATAAGCTTTCCCCAAAAAGGTAGTAAGCTTTTGGAAAAAGGTAATAAGCTTTTGGACGGAATCACCATAAAAACAACCCGAAATATCGCAAAATTGTTGCAAATGAAAATAACCGACCTTGCAAAAAGCTATGAATCAGATATTTAAATGGCTCGACGATTAGCCTGGGGGGCGCGTGGTCGCTGGTTCGAATCCAGTCATCCCGACAAAACGCTAAACGCTGATAATCAACGAGTTATTAAATATATAATTCGTTGATTATTTTTGTTTAAGGTGGTTTTTGCCCGGTTTTCCCCTGTTTTTTGGGGTTTTTGGACGTGATTTTGTTGCAAATTTGTTGCAAATAATTTTATAGCTATGTCTTACGAAAAACTTATACTTGATAAGCGCAGGGCAAATAAGGAGGGCAAGTACCCTGTTAAGATTTACATCAGGCACAAAGGGGCCATTTTGCTCTCCACATCCATTTATGCCCCCGAGGAAAATTTTAAAGGCGGGCTGCTGTCTAAGCGTGAGCCTGATTACAAACCCAAAAACATCATGCTCGCAAACCTGCTGACTACTGCGATGACGGAGGTCGCACTCTTGGACTCGTCCGGGCGGTTGCGCATGATGACGGACAAGCAACTCAAGGATCATCTGACAGGCATCCTGTTTGGGTCAAAAGATTGCGATAAAAGCAAAATAATTGGTGTATTTGACGATTTTGTCGCATCCAAAATCAATAAAAGGACGCAGGAAATTTACATATCAACACGCAACAGGCTGTGCAGGTATGACGAGGGCTGCACGTTTGACGCTGTCGATAAAAGGTGGCTTGAGCTATTTGACAAGTCGATGGCGGAGGACGGGCTTAAAATCAATGCAAGGGCGTTGCATATGCGTAACTTGAGGGCTGTCTTTAACTATGCGATAGACAACGACATGACAAACAACTATCCTTTTAGACGGTTTAGGATAAAAAAGGAGGAGACTATGAAAAGGTCGTTGACGGTAGGACAGCTCCGGGAACTGATGAGCATGGAGGTGGAGGGCTATCAAGAGCAATACAGGGATTTGTTTTTACTTGTCTTTTACCTCATAGGCATAAATATCGGCAACCTGCTGACGCTCAAAAAAACGGACGTGAGAAACGGACGGATTGATTATTACCGCAACAAAACAAACAAGCTTATATCTGTCAAGATACAGCCGGAAGCGGCGGAGATAATCGAAAAGTATACCGGAAGAGGAGACTACTTGCTCAACGTGATGGACCGCTACAGCGATTACCGTAACTTTGCGAAACAGATGAACATGGCATTGGGCAAAATCGGGATATGCGAGAGAGGGAAGCAAGGAAAGAAAACCATAAAGCCGGCATTTGACGGGCTCACGACCTACTGGGCAAGGCACACATGGGCGACCATTGCGGCAAGCCTCGACATACCCAAGGAGACCATCGCCCATGCCCTGTCGCACTCGTTTAACACAGTGACGGACGTCTATATCAAGTTTGACGGAAGGAAGGTGGATGATGCCAACAGGCGGGTAATCGACTATGTTTTGCACAATAAATAAATAAGCCCGGGTTAATTCCGGGCTTTCTTTATGCGTTACGGATGCACTTATTTATGTACTCCGTCTTGTTCCCTACCTCCTCAAGCTTGCGCAGGACATCAACGTCAGCCCGGAAGGCTACCATCTTCCGGGCGGATTTCGGGCGACCTGCGCCCTCCCTCTTACCGCCTCTGTTGCTCTTTTTGTCTTCCATTTTTTAATCTCCAATTATATCAGTCAATTTGTTTACAAGTACGCCACAAGCTACAAACAAGCTGTTAGCAGCCTGGCGCAGACTCATCATCTCTGCTACAACGTTGGCGTCTTGCTCTCCATCGTGCTCAGGATAAGCCAAATCCATCATGTCGAGGCTATGATGGCTTATAAGGTCGTTGATTAACTCGTAAGCCCTTTCGGCTTCGGTTTTTACGTCTGTCAAGTTTTTTGTTGTCATGATTGTTGACTTAACCGTGATGTCGAGGGCTTAATTTGTTAATATATTTTTCCTTTTAACGTTGCATCTACATTATAAATAAAATTTCTGTCGCTTAAAGAGTCGTCAGCTAAAAATGCGAAAAGGTTGCCATTGCCCATAGTTTGCATTTTTGCAAATGCTGCGTCCATGATAGCTGCCGCTTTCTCTCTTTTTTCTGAACTTGTAGGGGCTTTTGCTATAATAGCGTCCATTCTTGTTCTTATGTCTTGCAGCATGATTTCGTGTGCTTGTTTACGACCTTCTGCCGTTTTGCTCATTTCTTTGTAAGTTGCCTCTTTCATGTCTTTTTGTTTTAAATGTTTGTACTTGTTTTTTTATTACACTGCAAATATAATATTAATATTTGATATACGTATAGCGATAATCAAATAAATTCATGTTTTTAAGTTTTATTAAATCATTCTGGGCGAATGTTGAAATAGTATTAAATATTATGGCAAACAAGTACAATGTATAATATATGTTGTTATATTTGTGTCGCCATTGAATGGCAAGTCAGCCACACGGCTGTGGATTGAAACGAAATCAAACCAGAAAGGGCGGGTTTCCCCGCCCTTTGTTTATCTTTGTTGCATGCACCGCATGTAAATCCAAACCTTATTTTCCGGCGCATCCTCGTCTGCAAAATAAAAGGCGTGCGAAGCCCTTAATACGAGTTCGTCCGTCAAGACACGGCAAAAGTCGGCATATCCGGCATTAAAGGCCACGTATTTGTCCCAGTCCGTCACGCCTTCCCCGAACTTCATCCCGTTTGTCGCATCCGTCACCTGTTCTTTCGTCCAGTGTGCGCCTTCCCTCTTCTGCCCGTCACGGTCTGTGTAACAAATCCGTGATACGGCTTTCTTCGCCTCCGCCTCGTCAAAATGGCGGCATCCCCCTTTTAATATGATAAATATACCCATGGTTTTACTTTTTAAATTCCGACAAAAAGGAGGACAGCATGTCGCTTATCTTGTCCACCTTGCTTTCCAATCCCGTTATCCTCTCTTCCTGCTTCTTCCGCTCCGCAAAAGCCGGATTCCACTCCTGCAAAATCCTGTCGCAGCTCTCGATTGTCGCTTTGTGCTTGTCGATGGAGTTGACGATGTCAACGCTCTTGCCTTTAAGGGCTTCCACCTCCCTCAATATGCCCTCACGGTCTGTGGACAGCACCAAGTCGCCCGCATAAGTGACACTGAGGGATTCGGGGATGGCATACTGCTGTGACACCCCCTCCGTCTCGATCGTGATGTCAACGACTATCTGCGTCTGCTGTATGCCCTGCATCTGCATGTATCGTGGACCGGATACGCCCACTACCTTGCCTGTCCCGGCTTCCATCTTTCCCCGGTCGAGCATATAGACCGGATAGCCGCTTTTGATGTCTTTAAATATCATAATCCTTGTTTTTTAAAATCCTATAAAAAGAGGAGAGGCAATCCCCCTCCTCGTAGCCGGTAATCCGCATCCTGTCAAGCAGTGGTCGTTTTAGCAGGGGAAAGGGCCGAAATCAATGCGGCGTTCTGCCGTTGCTGCGACAACTCCAGTTCGGCACGGTTCAACCGCAGCTGCAAGTCCTCCTGCCAGTGGTTGTTAAGCGTGTCGATGATGCGCTGCGTGTTGGCGTTCGCGTTGGTCTTAAGGTCGCAAGCCATGGACGACAACTGGAATCCGATGTTGCTGAATCCCCTCTCAACGCCTGTGTTCGTGTAAGCGAATCCCTGTTGGATGCCGTTGATGATGTCCTTTTGCCCGAGCTGGTTCTCATAGCCCATCCGTATGATGTTTTGTTGGGTTTGGCAGCAGCAGTCCTTGAACTGCTGGATGATGTTCAAATCTCCCAAATTGATGGCATTGATTACACGTTCCGCTGAGCATCCCACCTTGCCTCCTACCTGCTGGATGGCTGCCTGTACGGCGCAAATGCCGCTCTGCAATTGGTTGAAATCGCAGTTAAGGTTGCCCTCAAGCTGTCCTAATGCGGTCGTATTGCCCTTGATGGCATCCATCAACAAGTTGGTGTTGTTGCCTTCTTGGAGCTGCGTGCTGAGCTGGTTGAGCTTGGACTGTATTTCAGCGTCCTGCATTTGGTTCCCACGGTTTCCGCCTAATCCTCCGCCGTTGAACATGGACATAAGCAGTGCGTAGGCGAACGGGTTGTTCATCCACTGGCTCATGCCGTTGTCGTCCCTGTTTGCGTTAGCCATAGCCGCATAGGCCAATGCGTCGTTGCTCCGGCCTCCGTCACAACAAATAATCTTTTCCGCTTCCATATTTTTTGATGTTTAAGAATTACGGCCAATATCGACCGCATTACAAAGTTGGGCAATATGGGATTGATATGTAAATTATTCATTGCGAGTGTGTTGCTACCTTGTTTCTTGCGTTGCGGAACGCCATTAACAGGTAAAAGCTATGCTCTATCCGCTCCGGGTATATGTTTTTGAGCCTGTTGACAGCCTGCCTCGTCAATCCCGTCAGTGCGCTTATCAGCCCGTCCGGGATGCGTTTTGCCAGCAGGCACACGATCAATCCCCGTGCGTCCACACACCTCTCCCTGTTTGTCGAAAAAGCCGCCACGGGGTCCAATTCCAGTTCCTCGCACACGGCTTCAACCACTTCTTTGTAAAATCTTCGCACTTCCTTCATTTTTTTTAACACTCTCTTGTAAACAAAAGGGGTTGCGCCCCTGTTTTTAAGGTAAAAGCCCCTGAAACAGATTGCGCAGCCCCATATCCTCTGCAAAAGAATGTCGCCTTGTGGATTTGCGGACGGGGCATCTTTTTGTCGCCCCTCTCCATATATTTTCCTCCTGTTATTTCATGATTTTGTATCTCCTTAACCCGTAATAGATGGCAACGGACACGGCCACGGCAAGCAGCCCGATAGCCTTGCCCCCGTAGTTTATTTTAACCTGCTGCCATTTGGTAAGCTGTTTTTCTACCGGGACAGGGACTTCAACATCTCTATCGACATATATTTCCCTTGACGGGAGATATAAGGTGTCTTTCTTTATCCTCATGTCAGCAATCACATGCCCCAAGCTGTCGAGTTTGAATTGCAAATCCACATTCCGGCTGTTCGCCATGTCAAGCCACCGCAATACGACTTTGCCCCTCTCATCGCATTCCACCAACGCCCTTATTGTCGCACTGTCGGCAGGTACAGGGTATGGAACAAGACGGTCTATGTAGACTGAATCGCGTCTGCTCTCCACGGGCACGTATTGCACCCTCGAACATCCTACCAGCAGCGGCAACATGGATAAAAAAAAGCATAACCTTGTCATGACGGGCACTCGTTTACCAGTATCCAACCGTCAACAACCTCGTGCATGTCCGCCTCGACCCCGTTTTCCACGTAAGACATGGCCGCCACCATCCTTATCAAGTCCTCCTTGTCCACCGTCCTCAGCTCCTTGTCCGGGTCGATGGCAGCACGCTGTGCGACCGTGTTGACGTACGCCTCCGTATGGTTTTCCATAGCGGGTGCGAATCGTGCGATCATGCCCCTCACGGTGTTGACGTGGTAGCGTGTGATATAGGTCAGCAGCACACGGAATGCGGCACGGTAGCCGTATGCGTTACGCTCGAACTCCTTGAAAGCCTTGTCGGAGGAGGGTCTGACCTCCCCGAGGAACTTGTCCGTGCTGATACGGATGTTGCAGGGGTTGCACAGCCGCAACCCCCTTGGTAATTTATTATTTGGTCTCATTGTTGTTTTTATTTAAAAAGTCCGCCAGTTTCTCCACTATCTCGTCCGGGTTCGTCCGGTGCTTGGCTATCTCGGCCGCAAGCATGGTGACCTGCCGCAGCTCCCGCTTCTCCTTGTCCTCCGCCTTTTCGTATATGCTTTTGACCTCTATCGCAGCCACGCCCATTGCCCCCAACAGGGTGACGACAGGGAAAACCGGTATGCCCCACCCGTAGAACTCCTGCAAATACCAGATGCTCGCCATCTGCATTGCGTCCACCACCACCAACGCCAGCAGCGCATTGTAGTAGCGGGCTATCTTCCGCACCGTCCTTTGCCAACCGTCCGACACTATCCGCTCGCCCCTCTGCTTGGCTTTCCTCGTCCCCGCCCAAAAGTCGAAAGCGATGAAAAACAGGGGGGTTATCAGGATAAAAAACAGTATGGATGTCACCACGAAAAACTTGCCCGTGAATTGACTGTCTTCCATCTCCGCCCTCCTTTTTTTATATCTCCTTGAACTCAAACACCAATTTCCCGTCCTCCGTCCGCATCGTCAACAGGCGTGTCCCACTCCTGGATATGGCAGTTGGGCAGATCGTTATAGTGAAACGTGGACGCACCCTCCGGTGCTTCGATTTCGCAGACGGGTTTGTACCCTGCGGCAAGCAGTTCACGCTCCGAGCGTTGCCCGTGCACTTCCCTTCCTTTCTCCACTTCCGTTATTTCCAGCTCCCCGTCCTCTCTTCTTTTTCCTAACTTCATAGCTCGAATGTTTAAATGGTTTGACAAATTCAATCAATTAATTCTCTCTTTTTTTGTTTTGGTTTCCTGCCCGTGCGTCCGCACGGACGGAGGACGGCTTTGCCGTCATAAAGCGGAGGCGAGCGCAACGCAAACCCTGATCCACGTGCCGCTCGCGTACACGCCGCCATTGACCATGACCACGACCCACGCACTCAACGAGAGGTTACGCACAACCGACCAAATCCAATCGGTTTGTATTGCCGGTATGTCACTCCTCCCCTCCTTAATGCGAAGGTACGAAATTAATCCGGATATTATGCTCTTGTTCGTCCAATATGGATATAAAATCGTCTCGTTCGGTATAAAAACAACGGCATTGTTCCTTTTTACGTCCTCCCCGTTGGCATAATAGGCGATAGGGGAGTCGATAACGTTTTTTTCTTTCGTGCTCTGCCCCGGATTGCTTATGTAAGGGGTGATGATGTACCAAAATCCGCCTACGGCAACGGCTTCCGCCCCTTTCGCCCCGGGCACGAGCAGGGGTTTGCTTCCCGAATTGATGCCTGTGTCGTTCATGTCCACCCCGTTCTTCTTCTGCTCCTCGTATATCCAATCACGGATAGCATCAGTAAGGTATGCGGTCGTGCCTTTGTGCTTGTTGTTGATGTTGTACTTAGCCAACAATCCTGTCTTTGAGCCCCCTACGTAAAAATACATGTCCTCCCCGGCAGCTGCTTGGCTTCCTTCCGCATTGAGGATGGCCACGGGTGCGTACGTGCCGTCTGCCGAGTCGGTCGCTATGCCCGAGCACACGGCGAACCTGTGCCGCATCCACTCGTTTTGCACGTACAGCGCATGGGTACGTTCCTTGCTGTTGTCCGCAATCATCACATTGGCATTGCCGCATCCTTTCGCCATCGTCCATTGCTGCCCGGTGTTGCCGCACTTGAGCACGAGATTGCCGCCTTGCTCTTCCACGCTCCATGCCCGGCTGTGGTAAGAGCCGATAGAGCCGTCATTTGCGGCTTCCCCCGTGTCGTTGCCGCTTGCGGCTGCGGTGATTTGGTCGTAATCATAGATGGAGTGCCTCATTTGTTCGGACGGTTCTGCCACCGTGCCCGTCACATCGTATGTCTGTCCGGTGTAAGGCCAGTAGAGTACCGCCTTCTGCCCGTTGCACTCGATGCTGAACCCGACAGGCTTCGGCATTTTGGCCTTGTCGAATTGTGCCGCAACGGCCATGGCGTTCCATTCCGCTATCGTGTAGCACTTCATGTCATCGTCCACGATGCGAATGTGGCGGTTGGACGGCACTGCGTCGGTAGAGCCGTCCTGGTTGGTCACGGTGGTGGTCTGCACCTCCAAAAACAGCGATGCGGACTCCAAGTCGTTCTCTTGGATTTTGCCCTCCAGTGACGCAATGGCGGACTTGACCTCCCCGAGCGTCACGGCTTGCGCGTCCATGCCCCCCTTCACGTCCTCCACCTTCCCGGCTATCTCGTCCGCCTTTTGCCCGTTGCTGTCGAGCTTCCCGGTGTGCGATGCCAGCACGATGCCCTGATGCCCGATTGCGTTTGAGATGCCGTCAATCTTTTCCCCCTGCTGCGTGATTAACGCCTTCAAGGCTTCCACGTCATCCCCTCCGCCGCCTCCGGAAGGGCCGTCAAGCACATAGATTTTTGCGGGCACGGCTTTGGCGTTGAAGTCAATGTAAAAGTTTTGGGCGGGGACGACCCCCAAGACGGTCTTCTCCACCACTTTAACATCGTCCGCATAGCCCAGCAACGCTGCGGACGGGACGAATTTCCCCGTGTCGATTGACTTCATTAGCGTGCAGCTGCCCGCCTTTTCAAACTCCACCCTTACCGCCATGCTCGTCCCAGTCGCCGCAAAAGTGTCCGATATGTACCTGCCTTCCGACAGGCTGAATTTGATTTCCCTCATAGTTTTCTCCTCCCTTTTTTATAACGTTGTAAAATTAGTCATTTCGCTCATACATCACAAGGTAATGCGACTCCGCCTTGAGCACATTATTGATATACAGCTCCAGCTTGCCGCTCATCGGCAGGTTGTCGTTCGCATGCTCTTTTTCGTACGTCCACTGCTGGTTGCCCCCGATTGAGCCGGGTGTGTCGAAAGTGTCGATATAATAGACCCTGTCGCCAGCCGTGTCCGTCACGTGGGCGACGCACTGGTTTATAATCTCGCTGCTCCCGGTCGTGTTTTTTACGGTGACCGTGTAAGTCAGCACGCCGTTTGCGTATATACCTCTAATGGATGCCTCGATGGTGGATGCCTTGATGGTCACCTCGTGCACCGTCGCCATCGGTATCGCACAAAACTTGGACGGACCCTCAGATGACGTGTAAAACCCGGGTCTTTTGCACTGCGAGATAAACGCCACCATCTGCGCCGTGCCCGTTGTAAATATTGTGTCGCTGTTGGCATTGACTGGCACGGTCACGCTCATGCTGCCGGGCTCGCTGTTTGTCATCCAATAGACCTTCGTGCCCCTCTTGATTGCCAAGCCGAAATACCATTTCGTATCGAGCTGGTTGTAGATGTCTTCCGGGGGTATCTCGTAGTCCGTATAGTTGCCGTTTTTGTACATTGCCGTCACCGACAGGCTCGTGGCGGATTGGTATAGTATCCCCGCCATCGGCACGTCACGCAGCACGGGCATGACGGTCGGGTTGTAGCCTGCAAAATCGCCAAGCCTGTAATTGTTCTCCGGCTTGTTGTGCGAGTATTGCCGCTCCCCGTTGGCAATCGACTCAATCAACGCCTCCGCTGTCGTATGCTGTTTTATTGAAATGCCGCAATCCAAGTTGCTCCCTTTCCACCAGTCGGTCGGGCGGTCTGTAAAATGATGGATGACGGGCTTGTATTTGCTCCAAATGTTTATCCTGTCGGAGGTGCACAGCTTGGATAGCCGTGTCTCCAGCTTGCCGTTTACTACTTCCCCGATTGTACAAGCTACATGATATAATTGTCGTATATTCGTCTTAGGTATGTTCATGCCGCACCTCCTTTCAATTTCTCGACCTCCTGCATCAGCAAGGCGAGTTTTGATTGCAAATCGTCAATAGTTTGTTGCTGCGCCTTGTATTTTGCGTAAAGCTCTTTACAGCCACCGATAGCTACTACCGCACCTAATGTTGCGTAATCAACGCTTAAAGGAGCAAAGCCGAGGTCATCATCATAGTCAAATTGAGATACAAGCTCTGGTAAAAAATCTTGGATTTGCTGTGCATTTACCCCTATACGATTTTTATCATTGCCTATAAATTTATAGTATATGACATCTATATTGTTTAGTGACTCTACAATATTTGTTTTATGTTTAGTCACGCTTTTTAATCTTATATCGGAGACTTTCGAAAAAGTACCAGTATTATCTATTTTTGCCTTTTGTGACCCATCAAACCACCATCCATAATCTTGACTGTTATTTATTCGGGCAGACCATTGATGACCCCACCCTCGTGTAATAAATGCCGGGTACGCATTAGTGCCACTATCAACACCCCGATCGGCTAAAACTCTGACTGTATATCTGATATTATACCAATCAACAGACCCCCCGCCGCTTCCCGGGTCGCCTTTAGGTCCTTGTAGATTAACAAACTCTCCCCAATTAGGACTCCCGTTGCCTGTAAATGTGCCAAGTCTTAATCTTGTTCCGCTCCACTGATAAGTAATACTTTGTCCAGCTGCACCAGCATCACCGGGTGCTCCTTTGGGTCCTTTGATATTGACGGACGAGGGGGTTGATTCGCTCTCGCTTAGCGTCCATGACAGCACACCGCTTGTATTAACGGACGGTCTCCAATACTTGACGACTCCGCTGCTTCCGCCCCCTTGCACGGTGCAATAGAGCTGCCCGCTGCTGTTTTTTTTAATTGTCGAGTTGTCGTACTTGACAAGACCGTAAGTCGTATTGTCCGCAACGGGCACGACACCTGTAAATGCTGTCGTAGTGCTATTCGCCACGACATCGCCCGGGGCTGTAAAGTTTTTGCCTGCAAATTTAAAATCGTTCGATGCTGTGTTGCTCGTGCGGATTAGATAATCACCACTGCAAATAATAGTAGTAGAGCCATAATCAGTCCAATCCGAGCTTGTTGTATACCCCTTATTTACATGTAGTTTAGCATACGTATTACCAAAGATGCTGATATAAGGGTTCATTTCCCCGTTGATATTAGCCCCGATATTGATTTTATAAGTATCAGTGCTAAAAGGTCTTTTCAGGGTTATCAACAGGGGACCGCTCATATCGTCTCCTGTCTTTTTGACGTAGCCGCTTAAATCATTAACTGTCAAAAAGCTCGGCAGCGTCTTTTCCGCACTGCCGTCATACTCCCCACCGTTCCACAGCAATTTATAGGGGTTTTTGCGGGCATCCGACAACCGTGCATCATTGCCTTGACAAGCCGTGCCGGCTATCGTGCCGTACTTGACGCTAAGCTCATTGCTGGCAGACATTTGCAGCCCTTTGCCGACCGTAAAGTTGACCCCGCCGCCCCCGGCAAAATCGGGGTTGACGTACCAGCCGTTAGTGTTTGTATCATAAAGCAGACCGCCGCCCTGTTTAGCCCTAAACAAGCCCGTAGTCGTGTAGTCTGCTGCGACAGGCAAGCTGTTTATATCGTCCTCTGTTGCGTTTGCCGTGACATCCCCGGGCACGACAATATGCTTGCCCTGCACAGGTCTCAGGTAATAACCTGCCTCCTCCAAAGCGTTGCCGTTTGCGTCAACGGTCACCAACTCCCAATATTGAGGTGCGCTGTCGGTGGCATATACAGCTCCCCCGGTTGCCGCTGCGGCTTGTATGCCGTCCGTCAACCGCTGATTGCGAGGTGTCGCTGCCACCTTTTTAACCTGATAATTGTACGTTTTACTCATATTTGACTGCTGTATAATTGTCGTTTAATACTTGCACCATCACAATGCTGTCCGTGTCGTTGCGCAAGTCCTGCGACTCCGCTAAGACAATGTAGTTCCCCGGCTCGTGCTTGTCCGTATAGATGCCGAAGTCGGTCAATATGTCCACCTCCCCGCCCAGCTTTTTAAGCGGCTCGGCATATTGGCTATAGATAGTGCCTATCATCAACCTCTCCAACGTGTCCGTGTTGCCAGCCCTCCAAAACGAGGTACATGCCGTAAAGTCGGATGTCTTAAACAACTGTCCCAACGCCGCCGGGGACGGACTGTCCATACAACCCAATTTTGTATCTATCTTAAGACCCTCCTTTGCGTCACGGTTAAGCCACGCTTTTGTCTCTATATCCTGTGCGGAGATGGACGAGCCTGTATGCTGCACAACGTCGATTGCGGCGTCTTTGTAGAGCAGCCACCGGCATTGCGAGTAAACCGACTCTTTTATCTCTTTGCCATAGTCGTATGCCACCACGCCCGTGCCTATCTGCAACTCCAGATAACCGCCCACAGGGGGCAGGCTTATCAGCTCCCCGTTGCCCAATTTGTCAAAGATGGTGGGCAGGTTGCCCCGATAGTAGCCGATTGACTGCTTGTTTACCTGCCATCCTCCAATGCCCGACTCGTTTTTGCGGTTGCCCTGGTACCAGCAAAGCCACGCATCGCCCCACGATGCCTCCCCCGTCCGCCACAAAGCCAAAGAGCCGGGACGGGCAAAGCTGCTGCTGTTTTTAACCCCTTTGTTGTCATAGTGGCACAGGGCCACGCCGCTGTCGTTCCGCACCGTCAACTTAAAAGGCACGTAGACAAAATTAGCCCGGTTCTGCTGGTCCTTCCAGTTGCCCTCCTCGTTGAAGACAGAGCTGTCCTCGAAAGGGTTGTATCGGGGGTCAAAAAGCATGGACAGGGACAACTTAAGTTTGTATTTGTCCGATGCAGGCACGCTTGACAGGTAAGGCCTTTTTGCTGACGTCAGCAAAATGCTACCTATGTTGTAAGTAGGCTCTTTGATGTAGTTGACGTACACGCCGGAGTTGCGGCTTGCAAAGGTCTCCACCGTCCATGCCACCCCTGCCTCCTTGCTCCCCGAGTAAACAGGCTCGATTTTAAAATATTTGGCGTCTGCGTGCTTCTCCACGCCCTTGCCCGTATCGGAGAGGTGCGTGTAAAAACCTATCTCGTCCGCTTCCGCCGCCGTGCGGAACCACGTTGTCAGCTTTTGACCGCCGCCCACGCTGTCCGCATCGACGTCAGCCTTTAAAATGTCCGTTTTTTCGTAGGGCGAAAAGGTGACTTTGACATCGTTATACACCTTATCGACCGACAAGACCGCATCATCCGAGCTCCAATTTACCGCTGTCGCCGTCTTGTTTTTAAGCAGCGTGTCCGTATCGTACAGGTAGATATTGCCACCTTTTTGCACTAAATGCAGGGCAAAAGGACGCAGGGTCTCATCCAAGACCTTGCGCAAGCTCATCGCATCGCCGTCCTCGTCGTAAAAGTTTTGGCTTTGCACCGCTATCGCATCTATCAGCGTCTCGCTGCTCGTGCCGAATAGCTTTGTGCCTATGTAATAAAATATGCCGTTATGCCGGATGCAAGACGACTCGACCAGATGCGTAAACAGCTGCCGCAGCGTCCTAAACCCGCTCAAAGTGTAATTGAGACGGTCTAAAATGGCAAAGTCCGCAAACGACAACGACACGACATAACCGTCTTTGTAAGCAAACGGCTCCTCATATAGCTCAGGATCCAACGTACCCGACCAATACAGCGACTCGCTGCGGTACACGTCCATCCGCACGCTGCCCGCCTTGATGGTATAAAGGTCTACAAACTGCCTGTCCGAGTCGCTAAAGAGCTGCAACTTTGCGCTGCTGCTCATGACCGGCTCCAACTTGTCCACCTCTTGCCACTCGATTGTGACCGGGGACTCGCCAAAAGCGACACCGGTAGCCGCACCGCCGTAACCCTCCTGCCAGATCTCGACCCTGTAAAGGGTGTTGGCGACGGAATAAAACCCGCCTGTGTATCGTTTGCCCATGCTCATCGTGTCCGTCTCCTCCTGTTGTTTACCTTTTTCAAAATACCCTCCAGCACATCGCCCCGGATTTCAAACCGCACCTCGCCGACACCGCCGTCAGCCCTGTCCGTGTCAATCAGGGAGCGTAATTTATCCAAAGGCGCGATTACCTCCGGGTTGTTGGATGCCCCGCCATACTCGCCCACGAGTGCCAAGGTCGGGCCGCTCACGATGCCGCCCTCCGCAAAGGCTGTCGCCTTGCTCAAAGCCGCCTTTGCTGCCGCTGTTGCAGCCACCAATGCGCCTCCGGCCACGATTGCGCCTACTCCCGACCAGGCGACTGCCTTTAATGCCTCCGAGGCTGCCCCGGCTGCTATCAATGCAGATCCGAATTGTTGCAGCATGTCCATGACGGTTATCAACATCCTTTTCAGCATCTCCAAAGGGCTGCCGGATGCTATCGCCTCGCCCAACCCCGCAAAAGCGGAAGTGACAAGACCGTTGATTTGCTCCTCCGAAAAGACAACCATCTCCTCGATCGAGTCGGAAAACTGTTGCCGCATTTTCATAAGGTTTTCCTTTATTTGGTTCTCACTGATTTCAAACTTTATAGGTATGTCAAGTGACGGTGGGGCGGAGACGCCTCTTGTTTGAGGTGTCTTTATCTCCTCTTTATATTTTGTATCTCCTAAATGCCCTGACGCGCCAACGGCAATCGACCGCTGTAGGAGGTTTAGCCTCTCTCTGTATAACGCTATCTCTTTTTCGAGCCTGATGGCTTGCGACAAAGATGCCTTTTCTTGTGCATCGCTAAGATTTTTTATTTTTTGCTTAAGACCCTCTATCGTGTTAAGGTTTGTCCCTTTCTTATCCTCCAACTCATCAAGTAACTCTTTTAGCTCATCTTGATAAGCTTTTAGCGCATCTTGCAAATCGCCAAACGCAGAAGCGGCTTCCGTTGTCTCGTCCGCCGTCTCCTCCATCTCCGACCCAAATCCAAAAAAACTTTTGGCAGCATCCCATGCCTTGCCTATCCAACTTGCCAAACCTTTAAAGCTCTCTACCCAGCTATCGATAAGACGCCTAAACCGCTCACAATGTTTGTAAGCCATCACCAATGCCGCTACCAAAATGGTGATACCGGCTATTACAATCCCGACCGGGTTTGCCATTAATGCGATGTTTAACACCTTTTGCGCTGCCGCTGCCGCATAGGTCGCAACCTTTTGCAAGGTCAACGCCTTTGTAAATGCAAGCACCCTGCCCGGTAAGATTGCGAATATACCGACCATAAACTGAGCCGTCAACGAGTAAGCTTTCGCAGCCACCCACGCTCCTCGCATAGCAGTCACGGAGGCTTTTGCAGCAGCCGCCAGTTTGACAAACGCAACGACAAGCCCGCCTCCTACGATTTTTGCAGTAGTAGTTATTGCGCCTTTTAACAAAAAAAACAGAGGCAAACTTTGCGAGAGCATCACTGCCGTCTCTCCTAATGCGGACGCATAACCCGATAATCCGCCGGTAAATTCAAACATGGAAATTTTTAAATCATCTATATTTGCCTGTATGCGTTTCATTTGTTCGGCATGCGTTTTTGTCCTTATTGCCGCCTGCTCTTGCGCAACACTTGTCCCCGTTACTGCCATGGTCATCTCTTCCACCGCTTTTGCATTTGTGATAAGGTATTGTGCTGCCGCTATGTTTTCAGATCCAAAAACCTTTGAAAGATAGGTCACGTCTTTTAGTTTAGGTTTTAGCGAGTCAAGCGCATCCGCCAGCCCTACTTTCGACAGATCCATACCTAAAGTGGTCTGTAATTTTAAAATCACGTTTCTCAAAGCCGTTCCGGCTTCCGATCCTTTTATGTTACTTTGCGACAACACCTCCAACGCTCCTGCCGTCTGCTCCACCGACAACCCTGCCGCCGCCGCCGTTGCACCCGTTACCTTAAAGGATTGCGCCAAATCTGTAACTTCCGCCGCTCCATACTTGGATCCAGCCGCCAACACGTTGACCACCCTGTTTGCATGACTTGCCTCCAGCCCAAATTGGTTGATGGTTGCCGCCATTGCCGTTGCAGCATCGGAAAGGGTCATCCCTCCTGCCTGGGCTAATGTGATAGTCTCTTTTTGCAGTTGTATCAAGCCCTTTAGCCCTATTTTGTCTATCTGTATTTGAGACGCCAACAAAGTAAACGCATCAACAGCTCCCTTTGCCCCTAATCCGGATTCCTTTCCTACCCTTCTTGCGGTCCTGGATATTGTTTCAAGGTCTTTGCCAACGATTCCGGTAATCGCTTGCAAATCTGCCATTCCCTGCTCAAACTCAACTCCGGCTGCGCTTATTTTTTCCAAAGACTCGGCCGTATCTTTAACATTAGAAACAATCGTGCTAAATTTTATGTTTTTAAGCTCGTTGCAGATATTTGTCAATTTCTGAAATTGCCCCCCGGCCTCCTTGACAGAGCGTGTCACACCATCCATCTCTTGTTTAACAATCTTTAATTGCGGGAGCAATCCTGATTTAGTGTCTAATTTTATTGTATATCTGAAATTATTCATCTATTTTTGCTTATAACATTAAACATTTTGGAATGGAAGCTTTTTTTATTTTTATCCTTAAGACAATCGTGCGGATTGTGGTATGGGGACTCTGCATTGCGTTCCCCCTTTTCCTGCTCGATGAATTTTGGTGGACAATTACCGGTCGTAACCTTTTCCGCAGGGATGATGACGACGATGATGATTAAAAGCATTAATCCTCCCCAAACAGGGCACTGATTCTTTCGAGATCATCCGAAGTTGTTTTGTCGTGAGTGCTATCCCACGGGAATTTTGCTATATCCGTAGGCCTTAGCCGTTTCCCTTTCTTCTGGTAAGGAAGGAGGGCGGTCAAGGCTAAAAAACGGGTGCGCTCCCATCTGTCCTTGTGCTCCGCATCCTCCTTGTCACTCCACGCCCTTAATATCTCCGACAACTCATCAACCTCCAGCGCATAGACGTCCGTTATCGGTATCCCCGCCTTGCCTACCGCTATGGCAACCAGCTCGGAAATCGTCAGCTTTTTTTTTCGCCGTCCGCTTGCGCCTCTGCATCTCCTCCCAGCAGCTCCGCTGCCTCTTGCATCCCTATGTAGTCAATTATCTCGTCAGCTGAATTAAATGGGAAATCAACACCGTCCACCTTGCAAGCGGATTTGATGCCGTGATAAATAATCACCCCTAACTTCTCCATGTCCTCGCCCGCAAACTTGGAAAAATCTTCTCCGGTTTCCCGTTTGTATGCCACCATCGCTCCAACCGTGAGGCGAAACGGATATTCTTTGCCTTTGATTTCTATTTTCTTCATTTTTTATGCCTGTTGTTTTGTTTCCACATTGCCTGTATTTTCAAACGTTGCCGAATAAGTCGCATCATCATCTGCCGGAGAACTCTCCTCCAAGTTGGTGATAACAAACAAACCCTCTTCGTATGATGTTCCCGTTTCACTTTCAGTATAGCCATATTTGAGCTTAACCGGCTTGCGCAGCTTCATCTGCTTCAACAATGTGTCGTAGCCCATGTCGGCATCAAACGTCTTCAACGCCTCGCAAGTGATGGTGCAAGACAGTTTTGTCACGCTCTTTTGGCTAAATGCGCCGTTTTCGGTGTCTTTTGTCACACGCTCCTTGGTCTCGCCACTGTAAGATATCGTATGACTTGTGGCTGCCGCTGTCTTTACCCATGTCGGGGTTGATTCGGTTGCTCCGCTATTGACAAACAGCATGATGTCTCTTCCCTCGATGTAATCTCCTTTTGTCTTGCTCATAATCCTGTTTTTTTAAATTGACAATTTCGTAAACACTCTCTTTATCTCTTGATTCATTTTCTGCTCGGCTTCCGTCTCTTTTGCCCGGATTGATTTTTTAAAAAACCATTCCGGTTTGATCCGTCCGGTCCGATGTCCTTTCCCAAGCCTCTGTAGGAGCTTTTTCTTGCCCTTCCAGTATCCCCTGTATATTTTCCGTCCTTTTGTCTTTCTCTCTTTTGTTCCGGATTCAAACCATTTGACCCGGTAGTCCTCCATGATATGGACTTTGGCGGTTTGCTCTTTATTGCTGACAACAACTTTTGCCACCTTCAACTGTACTTCTTTTTCTTTTCCGCCCCTGGACCGTTTGACTACCTTTTTCCCGGCAAATCCCCTGCGGTTTGTTTTAAAACGTAGGGTCGTTTCCTTGGCTATGATATTTAAACCCTTGCGCATAGAGGACAGAATCATCCTTGATGTCTTTTGCTCGCCCAACCTGTCCAACACCTTGCGCAGGTCTAAATCGTCTACCTCGAATCCGCTCATACAACCTCTCCCTCATACTTTACCTCGTAGGTCAAACGCTGCACAAACCCACCGTCCGAATAAGCCGTCTCAGCCCCTGTGAGTGCTGCGGACAGTTTCCCGGCCGGGTTGTCAAACCTGACCTCGCCATCCTCCTCGCTTGCAGCCATAATCGACGTGGCTACCCTGTCGGACTGGTTAAAAGTACAACCCCAAATATCAACGCTGTATTGGTAAACGTATGAGTAAATGCCATCCTTCGTTCGCTTAGTAAGCAGGCTGTCGCACGAAAACACACAATAAGGGAAAACAGCGTCTTCGTCCGCCACGACAGGATAGACGCTTGTACCCTCGGGTGTCCATTTTGCCAAAAAGGCATATAACGCTTTGTTTACTCGTTGCATAAATCCGTCCTCCTGATATAGTAGATGGTTTTGTTATTACGTTGATGCTCTATGCGTATGATATTGTAGATGTACCCCCGGTATCGCACCCTCCACTCCGTTGATGCCTTATCGACCGTCCAAGTCTTAAGCGTGTGCGTCTGCTCCTCTGCTAATGCCTCCTGCGTCAACTCGTCTGAGTATTTGATATCGTCTACCTCACAATAATGTACACGCTCGTCATAGTAAGACACGGTGCGCTCGCCTGTGTCCGTCACGCTCTTTACAGGTTGCAAAAAAGAAACCGGTTCGGTAAACCATCCTATGTTGTAGTCTCTTGCCATATCAAAGGGTCTGCCAATCTCTGTGCCGCAGTCGTGCGCTCCGAAACATGATCGATAGGATTTTCAAACAGCTCCGCCGCATACAATAAAATCGCAACGCGCAAGGATTTCGGAAAATCATCGAAGCTTCCGATTTTCCTACCGGAATAGTGTTCGCACCATTCCGCCGCCGCAAGCAAATTTACCTCCAACTGGCTGTTAAAATCGTCGGTGGTAATCCTCAGCTGTTTTTTAAGCTCTTCGACCGTCACAGGGCACTGCGCTATGTCCATGATTCTATTTTTTTTGCAATTTCATCCGCTGTCGCCTTGCTGATGCCTTTGATGTCGGTAAGCACGGGTAATGCGGATTTTACTCTCTCTATCGTATTGAGACCCTCCTTTATCAGCAATTTCCTCACCGGGCAATCCTGCGGAAGGTCGCTCTCCTCGCTTGTTTCGGGTATTGCGTACCCTTTGGACAGCAGGTCGATGGCTCGCTCATCTGCCAAATCCCCTACCATGCCCTCGGAGTACGCATATCCTGCCACAGGTCTTAAAAACCGAATCCTCATGCCAAAGCGTCTTTGATTACCGCAAATGCCTCTTTGCGTCTTACAAACACGTCGTGGTAGGCATTGAGGGTCACTTCGTAAGCTCCTTTTTTCTTCAGCGTGTACGGGTCCACGACAATATCCAGGCCTCCCCAAGTCATGATCCACAACTTGGACCAGTCGCCAAACAATACTGCGGAGCATTTTTCGCCAGATGTCCCTTTTACAAGGTTGGATGGTACTAAGTTGCTCATAAATGCCCTGTACCCATTGATTTCGTTATTGTCCCAGATATACCCGGCTACTCCTGCGGATTTGAGGGTGCGCTTTAAAAATCCTCTTGCCTTTGCGTTTGTGATATACGCCATGCTGCTCGTGTCCGCATCCACCGCAGCTATCTCGGTCTCGAGGTTGACCATCGCATCCCAACTAAGCTCCGCCCCGTTTGCCGCAAGCTCAAGCGTCTTGATGCCTTCCGTTTGCATCAATCCGGTCGGGCTTGTTGCGCCTGACCCGTTGATAGCGGCCTCTTCGACTGCAACGGCATGCGCTGCATAAAAATCGTTAAGGATGATATTGTCCACATCAAAAGAGCTTTGGATAGCAAGCTGTTTGGAGATTGGCACACTGATGGCGCAACGTTTCGGTTTTGCCGTGCGTGAGCTAAACTGCTTGACGGTATCGGCTACCTCGTCGTTTTCGCCCTCCCACTGCACGGATATTTTAGCACCGTCAATCAGCTCGATGTTGCCTGTCAAGCCGCCAACGTAGGTCGCTCCCGCTTGAGCCAAGACAAGGCGGCTGCGTAAAGCTTCTTGATACTGCTTGCTTGTGCCTATCAACAGGCCACCCTCTTCCGGCGTTCCTGCCGTTTGCAAAGTGCCTCGTGCATTAAGGATAGAGGTCGGTATGCTCGCACCTAACAATTTGATGTTGTTTCGTGCCGCTTCCTCTTGACCCATCTGTGCGACTTCAGCTTCTACTCCGGTCAATCCTCTGCCCTCGCCCAGCTCTGCGATAAATTTGGCAAACGAAAAACGCTTTGCGATACCGTTTAATCCACGGTCTTGCTGCTCCGTTTGCGCTTGTGCGGCTGCCCTGTCGGCTGCCTCGGCTAAGTTGATTTCGTTTAATTCGCCCGTCAAACGCTCCACCAATTCGGATGCAGCTCTCAACTCTTCCGCCGTCGATTTTTGACGATCCATCGAACGCAAGGCTTCCACTGCTGCGTTCAACTCCCTCATTACCTCCTTTTTCTCTCTCATAACACTGATATTAATAATTGATTTTGTTTACTGATAATATACTCTCCCCTATTGCGCATACGGCTCTGACCGACTCGTCCAACATCTCGTCAGCCTTTTCTTCCACTTTGTCCTCGGGGTCGAAGCTCCTAACCTCCGCATATCTATAATTGCTCTCGGGTTCTTCATTCTCTTCTTCGCCAGCCCGTTCGCTGCGCACCTTTGCATTAGGGTTCGCCGGGAATGGAGTTACCGATATCTCTATGAGTTCGCATTTATGGTAATAATAGGTCGGGGTTTTTCCGTCAATGGATTCTTCGCCTTTCCCGAACTCCCCTTTCCCATCGCTCCGGAATCCGACAGAACATCCTTTAATCGTGCCGGCTAAAAGCTTCTGGAATACTTTTTCAGCTTTCGGGTTCAGCTCCTCCGCCTCAAATGTGATTTCGCCCAACAGTTGTTTCCCCTCGACCCATGCCCTTGCGCTCCCGATTACGTTGTCGGGGTCATTGCCGTAGCTTGCATGGTTGTACAAGGCTATGCCGATTTTGTTAAACCGGCTTAAATCCCAACTTTTTGCAGGTATGACCGTCCCGTACGAGTCCCTTGTCTCATCGCTAAAGACAAAGGGTATCGTCCTTGTTTTGATTGCTTCACTCTTCTTCATTTTTGTCGTTTATTTTGTTTTCATTTCCCGGGTATAGCATCTCGTCCAGCCCTGCAATCGGGTTCAAATATTCCATTTGCCGGACTTCATTTCGACTCATCCATCCGCTCAACACTGCCTTTTGGTAATACTCAGCCCTTGCGGACATATCGCCCCTTAATAATCCGTCAAGGTTAAATTTGCTTTCTATTTTATTCCGCTCGTCCTCAAAAAGGAGCTTTCTGTCTATCTCTTGTTCGTACATCTTGACGGTCGGACGGACGTAATGCTTGACAAATTCGATATCTTGGTGCTCGATGTTTGAAAAAGTAGACCGTGAGAGGTCGCCAAGCAAATGAGGTGGAACCATGAAAATACGTGCCACGTCTTGTATGGACAACGTTTTGCTCTCGATCATCTGGGATGAGTCCGGCTGCGCCGTGATGTTTTTCCACTTGAACCCGTGTGTCAACAGAGGGTTGCCATATTTTTTTGATTCCTCGAAGTTGTCCAAAAATTTCTTCGCATTGTCTTTGTTAATGCGTTCTTCCGTTTCGATGACAGCCCGGATGTTCCCTTTGTTCTCAAAATATTCGTTCCCAAATTCCTGCGCCCCGATGCCTGACGCTATCGCCCCCGCATTGTATTCGATTGGATTTACTCCTTTTATCCCGTCAATGGAGTAAAAATAAAAGTGCATCATGTCCTCATCCGAATAAATGCCGTCATAGTATTTTGTGCCATACACGTTGTAGTACTTTTTCCCGGCTTGGACGGAAATCATCACCTGCGTAGGGTGGATAGGTATCAAAGCTTTTGGGGTTGCCGACACCTCCCGCTTGATGAGTACAAACGAGTTGCCCCAGCCGTCTACGCAGGTATTGATGAAATTCCAGAAAACAAATGGATTTTGAAATGGATTCGGTTTGTTTTTTAATAATTTATAAACAGGGTGGTCTTTTGCCGTCTCACGCCTGTTGTCGGATATACTATACAATGTTTTGGGCAAACTTGCGATGGTGTTGCTCCTTAGGCGGATAGCCGCATACACCGCCGAAAACCTCATAGCCCTCTCCGTGGTCATGCCAAAAGCCAAGCCGTTTGCGCTCATGGAATTGAACGTATATCCTGATGGTGGGAAGCTGTCGCTCCTTTTTTCTCCTTTCATAAAGGTTCGGATGTTGGCAATGGTCTCTTTGATTTTAAGCATATTGTCTCCCTTTTGCGGCAAATATAAAATAATTTTTTGTATTTTCATCGCATTAACACTCATTAACCTCTAATCTTGGATGCGCACAACACAGATGGCGGAGGCTTTGTCCAAATCCGGCTACATGCCCGGTCAAAGGCTATTGACACCTAAACATGTAGCCGTTATTGTCGCACATACAGGAGAGCCGTAGGTTACTCCACTTTACCTCCATTGCCGACATACCACTCGTAGACATACAAAAACTGCACGGGGCTGTTTATCCTGCCAGTATCCTTGTACTCGTAATTGTCGAGCCACTCACGCACCTTGTCGAGCGGATACTTTGAGGTGTCCCCGTACAAAAAGGCGACCTCCGGCTCAAAGAGGTTGCCTTTGTTTATTTCCTTGACAAACCTATCCGTCAGCCTCTTTTTGTAATTGCCAGCCCAAACCTCGGGGGCGACCGCACCGTAGCAGTAGATGGCGTGCCGTTTGAAATTCCGACCAAACATCTTGTAAACGGGTTCTAAAATACGGTCGATTGCAAATGTTTCGAGTTTAAACAGCATCTTCCTCCAATGCCATTTCCTGTCACCGTTGAACCTGTCCAATGCCGCCAAAGTGCCGCCGCTGTAATACCAGTTGTCCGCACCACGTTTTACTTTAAAATTCTCCTTGTACGCCTTCTCCCTGTCCGCCTTGCGTTTATCGTACGGCATCTTGAGCGGAGGACAGTACTTGTGGAAATGGACAATCCTGCCCATCCAAGGGTTGTATATTACATACTTGTTGTCCACAATCCATTGCAGCACATTCGCTATCCACCCTTTCGCCTCGTACCCGTGCGTATATGCGTGGTAGAGGGCAGGCAGCAAGTTCCAAACTTGGTCTTGGCTCACAAACGGGCTGTGGCACGGGTCCTCGCCCTCCTCTTGGTTAAGCATCAAGTAGTTGCTTACCATTTTATCCAACCCCAGCTGCTCCCGTGTGTCGTGGTTTATGTCATCACGCACAAAAAACGGATTGCCCTCAAATCCAAGACGGGACAAGATGCCGGGGAACTTGCCGGCGTAATAAGCCCAAGCGGTGTCGGACAACCTCCCGAGCGAAATCAGCACGTCCAGCACTTCCACCGGGCTTTTGCGCCCGTTCTTCCTCCGCAGTTGCAGCAGCGTCAGCAGCTCCGCCATGTTGATAGTGCCGTCCCCTGCATACCCCTTGTTGTCACTGATATACTCCAGCGGCACGCAATAGCCGCTGACCATCGGGTTTATATTGACAAATTTAGTCCAATACAAATCCCATAATTTTGAATGTTTCTCTTTTAAATCCATATTTATTTTGTTTGTTGTTCAAATAAATCCAAGCTCCTAAGATGACTGAACTCGTACCTTGTCCATGATTCGTTCGAAATCCAAAAGTCCAATATTATTTCCGCTACCTCCTGTTCCGTTGCGGTCGGGCGTACCTCCAATATTTTGGAGGACATCTTCGTTAACCCCCTCCTCCGCATGATCCTCTTGATTGCCGAAATCCAGTTCCTTCGCACGTGCGGGTACTCCTCCAAATCCCGCATCTTTATTTTTTTGTTTTGCATCGGGCAGCAGATGCACCCAATCCTTGTATGCCCCTTGTCGTACAAGGGGCAATGCCTTGCGCCTACCGCATCCAAAAAGCTCCAAACGTCACGCTCCGTCCAATAGAGGATGGGGCTTACCAGTATCGACTCCTTTCCGGATATGCACCCGTTCTGCATCTCCAGTTTCTTTGCGGGCAGGGATTTGCGGTATTCGCTGAGGGTGTCAAGGCCCCGCTGAACTTGCGGTTGGATATTTCAACCTCCCCCCTGTGCGACCTCCTTGCGCTTTCCTGCCTCCTTATCCCGATTGTCGTCACCTTCCCCGCCCCTCTGTTCTCCTTGTATTCCAGGCAACACCACCTAATTGTCCTCATGGGCAAACCCCCCTTTCTCACCGCTATGTCATAGATTGATTCATGGGGCTTTAGCAATTCGACATCCGGGTATTCACGTTTCACGAAACGGATTACCTCGGGCGGGTCGATGGACGTGAGGCTCATGTGCGTCCGGAACTTGACCCCGGCAAGCTTCATCACGTGGTACATCGCTTGGCTGTCCTTCCCTCCCGAAAACGTGTTGTAGAAACCGTTTTCGGGGTCGTAGTGCAAGGCAAGCTTCTCGGCTTTGCGCAAGAGGTTGATGCTGTACATCAACTTGTCCTGCAATTGCCTGCCAAGCTTCGGAAGTATTTCTTCCAGCTTTATGTCAATGTCTTTGTTTGGCTGTGTCATCGCTAAATCCATATTGATAAAATTTAAATCAATCCCATATAAGGGTCAATTCATGATAAGCTTCTTTGTTTTTGTAATGTGTATCTAAAGACACACAAAAGCCTTTTTCCTTGAAAAAATAGGAGATTTTTTTCGCAGTCGTATATTCCTCTTTTTCGAATATACGATGACAGACATGCTCCCCTAATCTCGCTTTTTCTGACATATAATTAAGTATTTCCCAAATAAGTCCTTTGTGGGTTTCCTCAATTGCTTTCAATGTCATCTTTATCAATTGCCCTTTTATGTCTTCACCTATCTTCATCATAAGCTATTATATCTAATCTACCGGGCTTTTGCCCCCGTTCTTTCTCCGCAATCATAATTCCAAAACGATAACTTTCCCTTCACCCCTGTAATCGGTTCGGGGAACATGACCGGGTTAGCCAGTACCCAGTTCCAAACACCTTTTTCTGCCCAAATTGACGGGTGGTTTTGGACACAGTCAACTATCTCAACGCTGCCGATGATTGCGCCAAATGGGAGTTCATTAAATATCGCTCCCATCATCTTTGTGTTTGCCGCAACATCGATTTGTCTTTGGTTCATTTCACGCCACCCGTTCTTCGATACGGCTTTCCCTGCATGGATAAGGACACGCCCCCGGAAGTTCGTTTTCCAAGACCTGTTTTCTATGTCTTTCAGCCCGGACACAATAAGGCTTGCCCAAGGCTGTTTAATCGTTATTGCTTTCATAAATCCAGTCCTCCGTATTCAATAACAAATCTTCGATGTATGCCCAGCGGACGATGTTATTCACTTTACACCACTGTTCCCACCTGTCGTATTCTATGCGCATTTTGAATGTTTTAAAACAATCGTTTCCTATTTGTGCTAAAAACCACGCATTATGCTGTGGTAGATCTTCCGCCTTATGCCACGCATGGTTAATGCGCCATTCAGCACCAGCTTTGAAAGCATCTTCAAAGCATTTCATCATTTTTCTTAAGTCCCTTTCATAGAAAATTTCACCGGGATACCATAGATTTTCATGGGCATAGTCATTTGCCTCCAGTTCAATATCTTCTTGTTTCATTCTTCGACTCCTTTCGGTTTGTTTATATATCTCCAATGCGTTATGTTGTAATCTTTGTGGCTGTCGGCAATCTTATCTAAACAATCGCCAGCCCAGCCAGATTTAAATGATGCAACGAAATAATTTACAATAGTTTCACCATCGCATACATGTTCGGCACGCAACAAGCACCATTCCCCGTTTTGGGGAATATCGCCTTTGTCCTTGCAATCGTGCCATCCTTCACTTTTTGTGATTTCTGTGTCAAAGAGTGACGGCTGCCGGTTGCCCAAAGCGTTGTTAACCCTTTGTATCTCTTTGTCCACATCCCGTTCCAAGTGCTTGCTCTCGTTGAGCACGGCTGCGCTCCTGGTGCGGAAGTACTCTTTTTGTTTGTCACGCATCCGCTCTACTAAGCGGAAGAGCTGATATGCCCTTTCTCTCCCATGTTCTGTTTAAGTCCAGTCAATCAACAACCTATAACTCTTGTTCACACTGATGTCCTCCTTCAACCGTACAACAGTGTCGAACCCTTTTTGCCGGAAGTAAAAGGCAATCGACTTCGCTTCCTGCTCGTCCTCAAAATCTCTGCTTGCGATTGTCTTCCCCTCCTCCGCACAACTGTATATCAAATTGCGAATTTGTTTTATTTCCTCTTTATACCTTTCTTTCAAAGTCTTTATCGTAAGACCCCTTGTTTCTTCTGCGTCCATATTAAATCTTTAAAATTAAACATCCTAATCATATTTCAATCCGTTGTTGTTTCCACAAACACGCCGCCCTTCAGTTCGTACCATGTGTCCTCCTTGATTTCAACCCCGTCCACCTGTTCGGTCTTGACGCAAACAGGTACATATCTTTCACCGTCTATCCCCCATTCGCTCAATGTTATCCAAGACCCTTTCTTGGCTTTCGCTTTGCTTTTGACCCCGGTACACATTATCACGGCATAATAGCCCGAAGAGCAGATTTTGGCATAATCGCCCGAAGAGCCGATTTGGGCATAATTGCCCGAAGAGCCGATTTGGGCATAATTGCCCGAAGAGCCGATTTGGGCAGAATCGCCCGAAGAGCCGATTTGGGCAGAATTGCCCGAAGAGCCGATTTGGGCAGAATTGCCCGAAGAACCGATTTTGGCAGAATCGCCCGAAGAACCGATTTTGGCAGAATCGCCCGAAGAACCGATTTGGGCATAATAGCCCGAAGAGCAGATTTTGGCATAATCGCCCGAAGAACCGATTTTGGCAGAATCGCCCGAAGAGCCGATTTTGGCAGAATTGCCCGAAGAACCGATTTTGGCAGAATCGCCCGAAGAACCGATTTGGGCATAATCGCCCGAAGAACCGATTTGGGCATAATCGCCCGAAGAACCGATTTTGGCAGAATCGCCCGAAGAGCCGATTTGGGCAGAATTGTCTCCAACCTTTGTAAGGTTATTCATCCATGCAACGCAGAGACCAATGTAATCAGATAGCGTCAGCTCCTTCTTTATCTTGATTTCTGACGAGCATATTTTAGAGTCACCGCCTTCCTTGTCAATCACCCCGCCCAGTTCGACTTCCGCAAACCGTGAGTTGTAGACAGGATAGTAATCCCATACTTCCAAAGGGTTCGTGCAGGCGTGGAATCCAGACCTGCATACCTTGACCGGCTTTCCCGATTTGTATTCTTTGCCGACCTCATATTGGAATCCCCTGCACTGGAAATTCTTGTCGAAGCCCTTATAGGCTGTAATCTTCTGTCCTGCTTCTTTCTGTTCCATATCCGCATTCCTTTAATTCGTTTTCCAACTGCGCCAATTCCCGTTTCAGCCTTGCGGCCACGAAACGGTATTTAATTCTCTCGTTGCGCTCAATCCTAAGCTTGAGCATCCTTATTTCCGCTTCCATTTCTTCCATGTCCATGTTATTCCTGATAAGCTATTTTTTCAACTTCTTCTATTTCCTTTTCCGCTTTTTCAATCGCACTACCGAACACTCCGCCTGCGAAAAGGGCGTTGGTGAAGCAGGAGAAAGCGTCCACTACCCGCTTCGACTTGTTCAGGTTCACGGCCTCACGGTTGTCCGCCAAGAGGTTGGCCAGCTTCTGCGTCTTGTACCTTATAGGCTCTTGCCTCATGTACTCCAACGGGTTGTTCTTGACCCTCCAAGGGGTCAATGCCATCCGCCTGAAATCGTCGATGACGTAGGACAGCACCTGCGCAAGCATGTTGACCACGCTCGCTTGGGATGCAAGCTCGTTCGCCTCTCCGCCCACCCCGGCATCCAACAGGGCTTGCTGCACCGCATACTTGTAGACCATTATGTGTTTCTCCATGCTGCCGCTTACGTTCCCGTTGACCTCGGACAAGAACAGTGCGCTCTTGCCCAAGATGGAGAAGCTCTCGTTGCACGCCACGCTCGCCTCGTTGTATATCTCGTTCACCGTCTTCTTGACGGCATGACGGTAGTATTTCGATTTCTTGACCCCGTAATATAGGTCTGTCGAGTGGCTATATACACGGTCGTGCAGCCATAGGACGATGTAGGTAAAAGCCGTCACTTTCCCATTTGTCTTCTTGTCGAGTGCTTCCCAGTTGTCAATCATGATCCGGTAAAAAATCAATAGTGATATGCGCCTTGAGCTTGCCTGTGGCATCACAAAACTCGCATGGTTTGTTCTTCCTCGATTCGCAGCGGAATCCTTTACCGTGACAGCGTGGGCAAGTAAACCCCCTGTATAAGAATTCCTCACTTGCAGGTGTGTCTTTGTCTACCTGCACCTCGATTATGTTCCTGTATTTGCTCATTTCTTTTAGTTTTTAACCTGTTGCTTCTGTTATTGCCGTATTCCCCAAAAGGCAGTTCTATCTCCGAGCATCTGACTCTTTTTGCATGGCCGATGATAGCGACATGCTCCCCCCGCTCAATATCCACCACCTTGAGGGTCTTCCCCTTATACCGGATTTCGCTTCCGATACTTACTTTCTCGTCAAACTCTTTTATCGTCATTGCCTCAAAGTTTGATATAAGACGGACCTATGTCCGCAAACCCGTCTATGTCGGTTGACATATATGCACCGTATGCGTTTGCCATTGCCACGCATCCGTCTATCTTTTCCGTGCTGCGTTTTTTGTCCATTTTTATGTTGTCATTCGCATCTCGGTAAATGACCACATTGCTAAACATCCACCGGATGACCGGGTTGCGCATCAAGTCCACTTTGCCGGAAGACACGTCCGCTTCTATCTTCTTCGCCGGCTCGCTCATGTTTTGGATGCCCTGCGAAAACTCGTCCAATATGTCGTCAAAGCCCTCCTTTTGCAGTCCTTGTATGACACCGTGATAAGCTTTCGCCGGGTCAAACGCAAGGCTTTGCACATCGTATTTCCGCAAGATCTTGGCCAAGTCAGCCACCATCTCGTCAATGTCTATCACGTTGCCGTTGGTGACACGGATGTAGCCGTCCTTCTGCCATTGCCTGTAATCCACATGGTCTTCTTTTTCCTTCACCTTGTCTTCCGGGATCCAAAAGAAAAACAGGCAACAAGGTATTTCCCGCTCCGGGAAATAGAGGCAAAGGGCATTGATGTCCACGTGCGAGGCAAGGTCCAAACCCGCATAGCAGGTATCGCCCTCCAGCTCTTCGACCGTAGTGCCGTAATCGCACTTGCCGACCAGTTCGTCACGGATCCAAACGTCAGGAGCGTCCACCCACAGGTTCAAATTCTTTGTCTTAAAGTTTACCTCTGTCGTGCTCCCTTTGTTGATGGCTGCCTCAAATTCCATCCGCATATATTCCTCGTACACGGACACGCCCAGGTTCGGGGATGCCTTCTTCCAAGTCGCCTCGTCTTTCCAATCGTCATCCTTGTCGGGGCAAAAAATCAAGACAAATGTGCTGTCGTCCTTTTTTATCCCCCTTAGGACATCGACATAAAATCTCCGCATCTGGTAATAAGGGGAGTTCATGTCGAACCCCGCCGTGGTGATGGAAAATATCAGAGGCTGGCGGCGTGCACCCATGCCTGAGCGTATCAGGTTGTAAAGGTCGTCCGTTGACCAAGCGTGCATCTCGTCGCAGATGGCAAAGTGCGGATTCAGCCCATCCTTGTTCCTCGTCTCCTTTGACAGGGGCTTGTAAAAGGATGCCGCCTTGTCGTAGGCAATGGAGGTAGTCCACACCGTCAGCATCTTTTGCAATACCGGGGACTGCTCCACCATCCGGCAAGCCGCCCGCCAGCAGATAGCCGCTTGATCCTTGTCCACGGCAGCCGAAAAGACCTGTGCCCCCAGCTCCCCGTCAGCGACCAACCCGTAAAGGGCTATGATTGCGCCCAGCATGGTCTTGCCGTTTTTCCGGGGCACTTCGACCGCTGCGTATTTGTACCTCCTTATGCCGCCTTTGGTCTTCCACCCGAAAACAGACCAGAGTATAAAGCATTGCCATCCCTCCGGGATAAACTCCTGCCCAGCCCACTCGCCTTGGTAGTGCTTGATGATTTGGCAAAAAGCCAAAGCCTTTTTACCTGCCTTTTCGTCAAAATAGATCCCAAGCTCCATGGCGTGTTCCAAGTCCGACACATGCCTTTGGGCGGCAAGCCGCTCCAGCTCCCCGGCATTGCGGCTACCGGACAGCACGCTGTCTATGTAGCCGAGGGCTTTCTTTTTGTATATCTCCTCCTTGCGCCTCATGTCCGTCAAAATGGCAAATCCGACATATCTTCAATCACTTCCCCGACCGTCTTGACCTCCGACGCCGCATTCTTTGGCCCGTAAGGTTTCAAGTTGCCGAAATAGGGGATTTTCTTCATGTCCTCCTCGCCCATGAGCTGCCGGACTTCCTTCGGGTAATTTTGTTTGATAGAGTGCGTGTCCCCAAATTGTGACAGCTGCCGGTTTTCCCATGCCATAAAATCGACATAGACTCCTTTGGCGTTGCCCTTGTCGTCGGCAGACACAAACAGGCAGTTGTCGTCTATCGGGATGAAAACACCCCTTTTCTTCATCGTTTTCCCTTGCACGTCTATGACACATGCGCTCTTAAACCTGAGCAGGTTTATTTTCCCTGTAAAATTCATAACCGTTTTTTTATTTGATTCCATTGAAAATTTCATCCAATTCGTCTTTTTCCTCGACCATGGGTTGGCTGATCCTCTGCCTTGACACCGGGGTGAAACCGAACTCAGCCCCGATCCTGTTCACTTGCTCGACCATCTGCTTGTACAACGCAATCTCCGGTGGAGCGATATACCCGACCAAATTGCCGTCCTTGTCAAACCTCTTCAACGCCGGTTTTCTCATGCCCTCGAGGCAGGAGAACAACACGTCCAAGCTGTTTGCATAAACCGCAAGGTGTTCCAAGTCGAGCTCCGTCAAAACCTGTAAGCCTATCAGCTGGTTCGCCTTCGTCTTGAAAATTTCCTTTGCCCGTTTCGTGGGCAGGAGCTTCATCCGGCTGCATGACATGATTTGCCGGACGTTCCCGATCTTGTCCACTCCGTCATCGCCGGACATCCGGCACGGCTGGTCGGTGCCACGCATCACCTTTACCGCATCCGGCAGCGGCTTACGACCCCTCCCCATGGCAAACCTCCAATTTTGCACGCACGGAAAGCGACCCGGGGCGTGGTTCGGCGGTCGAGCCGCACAGAGATTCAGACCCCCCTCCCCATGCGGTGTCCCGGATGCGTGCGTTTTTTAATCTATTTTCATTCATAAACATTTATTAACTGTATATTAATATTATGCTAATAGCTTTATTGCTGCTTTTTGTCCCGGATTGTGCCGTTTTTGCCGTCTGCGGTCGAATCTAAGGCGATAACGGATATTGCCCTTACAGCAGGATTGACAAGCCTCATTTCGTCGTCCAAGGAGCGCAAATAGACCTCTGTAGTGCTCACATTTTTGTGCCCCAGCATGACCTGCACCTCCCTGATGGGCACTTTTGCCTTGATCGCCCTCACCGCTGCCGTGTGCCTCAGGCTGTGCGCCGTCTTTTTGGTCGAGTAGACCCCTGCCGCTTTCATCCGGTCCCTTATCATCCGCCCGACCAACAGGGGGGACATCTCCCTTTCACCCGTCTTGCCGTGCGTGCAAAAGGCTGGGAACTCCTCGCCGCCTACCCCTCTTGCGTCGAAGTAGTCGAGTATCGGCTGCAAGATTTCCGAAGTAATCCCGAAGCTTGTCGTTTTGCGTGTCTCCCCTTTCCGCTGTATCTCCAAGTACTGGTAACGCTCGTCCGGGTGCACATCCCCGACCGCCAGCCTCGATATCTCCACGCACCTGAGCCCGGTGCAGAGCATGAGGTAGATGATGGCGTAATCCCTTAGTCCTATCAGCTTGCTGCGGTCTATGCTCGACAGCAGTGCGACCACCTCGTCATCCGTCAAATGCTCCTTGTAAAATCCTTTGTGCTTGCGCTTGTAACGGATGCCCAACGCTATGTTGTCGCCCTCGCCGGAGTCCTCGACGAACTGGTAAAAGCGGCGGACTACCAACAGGTAAAAGTCCATCGTGCTTTCGGACTTTTTTGACCGCTCGAGGTAGGCCTTGTAGGCGAGGATATCCGCCCGCTTGAGCTGGTTGATGTCCTTCCCCTCGTAGACAATCCACTTTTTAAACTGCGTCAAAGCCCATCCGTACTCCTTTTTGCTCAGGGCTTTGATGTCCAAGTTTTCAAAAAAAGACCGTTCGACTTCACTGAATAACCGCTTCATGGCTGATATTTTACTTTGCCTTGTATGTATTTTTTATCCCTGTTCCCTTTTGCTATGTTACAGGACTGGCACAGGGCTTGCCAGTTGCCCTCGTCCCAAAAATCCTTGCAAATGGCTACCGGGACGACATGGTCAACCACCTTGGAGGGCGTGTAGATGCCTTTCCGCAAGCACTCCTCGCAAAGGGGGTGCTCCGCCCGGAAGGCTGCGCTCGCCTTGTGCCACCGGTTGGTATGGTAGCGGCTGTCCGACTTTGGACGCTGCCTCGGCTTGGACGGGTCCACACCGGCATTCATCCCGTACAGCCTTATCCTCTTTTTTTTTGGCTTAGTCGTCATATTGGTTCAAGTGTTTAATAACTTCTTTTTCGGTCCTGCTTAAGCCAAATACTATTCCCGCTTTGAGCTTCTCCGCTTTGAGCTTCTCCGCTTTGAGCTTCTCCGCTTTGAGCTTTTCCGCCTCCCCGTCCGAAACGAGATACCCGCCCCCGAATATCGATTTGCCATACTTTTTTTGACTGTCTAACGCTCTTACCTTCAAGGATGTCCTTTTCTGTACGGTAATATCAATCCCTGCGTTTATGATATTCGCGACCGAGCTGACCGTAACTAAATTGTCTGGATATTTGTAGACGGGTAATATTTTTTTATCTTTCTCTTTCGCTGTTTTTTGAGCCTCCTCAATCGCTCGTTTCAAGGTATATGACCCTATAATCCGGTATTCTTCAAAATCGGGCAGGTTTGTGATGAACCCGGTGTTGACCAAAGCCCCGTTATCGTACCGGATATTGTAGTCTACAACGATGTGGGTACGGACATCCTTGGAGTCGGACGAAAACAGGGTCAAATGAGGGGCGAAAAGGAAATAACGCACTCCCCAGTTATCAAAATCCCTCAATATCCCCGCCAAAATCGAAAACGGAGGGTTATCGACCACGACACACCCGTCAGGATAGTCGAAAGTCTTGTAGTCCATGCCCGGATAAAAACAGCGTACAATCTCCTTGCCGGTCAAATCGGCACGGGCGGCCAGCCAGCCCAATATGGCATCATATACCTCGGGAGGCGTGTAACAATCGTCCGTTGTCTTTTTGGGTTTGAATTTTTCCACAAACCCGTCATAATCGTTGAATAAAAAATTATTACGTTTCATGTCCTGTTTTTTTAAAATGGCACCTCGTCCTTATCCACCGCCCTCTGCACATCCCCGATGCAGGTCAGCGACTCGTTGTAGGCGAATTCGACCTTGCCCGTCCGCCCGTCTCTCTGCTTGGCTATGTTGATAATGCCAACCCCTTTGATGGCGTCCTCGTCCTTGTAGTACTCGGGGCGGTGCAGCAACAGCACCACGTCCGCATCCTGCTCGATAGCCCCGGACTCCCTCAAGTCCGCCATGCCCGGAAGGTCCGGGCTGAGCTGTCCCTTAGCTTTTGCCTTTGACTCGATATTGCGGTTGAGCTGCGACAGCAGGACGACCGGCACTTGCAGGTCTTTCGCCAACCGCTTAAGCAGGCGGGTCGTACTCGATATCTCCTGCTCCCGGTTGTATTGCCTGTTGTCCCCCCGCATGTCCATCAGCTGGATGTAGTCTATCATGACCACGTCCAGCCCCTGCCGCCTTTTGAGGTTAAGGCAGCGGACTTTGAGCTGCTGCATCGAGATGTTGGGCGTCTCGTCTATCACGATGGGCAACCGCCTTATCTCCCCCACTGCGTCCAGGACCTGCTCTTTCTGCCCCTGCGACAGGTATCCTCCCCGGTATGCCGCCGTGTCCATGCCCGGGCAACAGGACAATATCAGCCTGTTTGCCAACGAGACGTTGCTCATCTCGAGGGAGAAGATGCAGACTTTTTTGCCCGACTGCGCCATGTTTTTGGCAAAGCTCAGCATCACGCTCGTTTTGCCCATTGCCGGGCGTGCGCCCAACACGACCAAATCGCCTGGCTTGAACCCTGCCACGTACTTGTCCAGCACCTTTAAGCCGGTCATGATGCCGTATGTCCTGCCCTCCGCCCTCAGCCGCTCCTTTTCCGAGTACTGCTCGAGGGCTTTGTTGGTCGCCTCCTCCATGCCTACAGCCGGGTTATCGTAGTCCATCTCGTTCGCCACCGCCTCGATAAGCTTGATCGACGACGAGACCTGGTCGCTCACGTCCTGCGTCAAGTCCCCGGCTATGTCACGTATCTGCCCGCCCGCTTGCATCAAGGCACGCTGCGTGTAGCATTGCCGGACGTATAGCGCATGATCCTCGAGGTTGGCGGTGGATGCCACCTTGGAGGCGAGCTGGCTTATGCCGTACATGCCGCCTGCCTTTTCAAGGTCGCCCGATTTTAACAGCGACTCGCACACCCGGAGCATGTCCGGTTTGCCCCCGTCGGTCCAAATGCCGTAAACGGCTTTGTAGATTGCCGACATTGCAGGGTCGTAAAAGTGACCCGGCTTGAGGATGCCGGAGATCCTCACGATAGCCTCGGACTCGAGCAGCACCGCACCGCAGACCATCCTCTCTGCCGCCTTGACCTGCTCCAGCCGCCTATCTAAGGCAATCGTCGTAGATTGACCCCTGTTTGCTGACCTGTTGTTTGCCATTTGCTCGTCCTCCTTGTTTGCGGTATTGCCATGTCACTACTGCCTGTTTCCACCTCACCATCGGGCTGCGCCCTACCTTCCAGCCTTTGCTCTCGTAAAAGCCCACGAAAGCGGCGGCATCGACGTCGAATTTTTTCTCCTCGATATAGGCTGCGACCTCCTCGACTGTGGGCTTTACGAAACAGGTGTTTTTCCCCCCTGCACCCCCCTTTATATTATATATAT